TGTGTCCCTATTATTATCCAAAGCCAAACCCTTGCATACCTTTGCCGTAACCACCCATTGCACCACTAATACCGGCCATCATTGGGTTGTGCATGTTAGCTACTACTTTTTGGCTAGAGTTTGGTGCTCTGCCTAAGATTCCAGCGTTGTACATAGTGCGCTGCTGCATCTCGAAGTCACGCTGGTCTTCAAAGCGTTGACGCATGTCATTTAGTTGTGCCTGGTTATAACCTTGTAAAGAGTTACCGGCGTTCATGCCGAAGTTAGCACCTTGGCCCATAGTATTTAGACCAACACCATATGCGTTTGATATTGCACTGTTTGCACCCATAGCCCCAGACAGTGCGTTCTGCTGGTCAGCAAATGCTTGGTTCTGTGTGTTTAAACTACGGTCAATCAGGCTGTTCTGTATGTTTGATGCCATGTCAGCTCTACGGTCATCATAACCACGGTTGGCTACTGCTGTAGCAATACCAGCGCGACTTGAGTTCGTGTTGCCAGACCCAGACGCTGCCATGTCAATCCCAGTTAATGTGTTCTCTTGTAGATTACGGCGATCATCGCGCATAGCTGTGTCTAGGAGAGATCCAGTGTTGGCGTTTGCATAATCTATTGCGTTACCCAGGCGGTCTTGCTGCTGGGCGTTGTTTACCATGCCCTGGTACTGGCCGTACATGTTGTTTGCGTTGTTGCCAAAGCCGGCGTTGTTGCCCATCATGGCGTTGCCAGAGTTCATCATGCCCATACCGAAGTTGCCCATAGAGTTTGCAGTTCCAGTTTGGAAAGCGTTCGGGCCAGCGTATGTTTGACCTTGGTAGGCACCAGTGTCTAAAACGTTATTTAGAGCGCCTTCAGAGCCTTTTAGGTTATTGTCTACATACGGTTTGTATTGGTTAAAACCAGCCATTAGTGCATCGTTCTGTGCAGCTTGGTTCTTGCGGTCTTGTTTAGAACTAAGGTAGCTCATTCCACCACCTAATACGGCTCCAGCAATTTGTCCCCACATGTTATTACATTCCTTTGTTTATATGTTCTATACGGCTATCCAAGCTGTGCCGTTGTAAACGACAAGTTTAGATACGCCTGATCCTAGTGGCTCCCAAGGGTACACGGCATAGCGCACCATGCCCTTTCTTGGGTTAGGCGGCTCTCTGTCGGTTACTTGGGTACTTGCGTCTGCTAATGATTTAATAGACGCTTCTATTTCTCTCAGTTCCTCTTGCAGATAGTTTGCTAGGAACTCTGGAGAGAGTATTGGTGCTTGGCGTCTAACATAAGCAGACACCAGCATATTAATTTTATCTGAGATAGCCATATTGTAAGTTACCTCCTACCTGTCACAGTAACATCCACATCCATACCAGTGAAGTTGAAGTCTTTGTCTACTCCAGTTGTCATCTTGTACGACAGGTATCTACCAGCCATACGGGTATCCACTTTGTAGTTGTACAAGGCATCAAACGATACAGGCGACCCGTAGTTAGGGGTGGCATGTGGTAAGTCTGCTGCTCCAAAAGTAAACACAAAGCTACCTTCTGAGCTGTCTGTAGAAATCTGTGGTGTAATCTTAGATATGATCTTGTAGCCAGTGAGGGGTATGCCTTGGTCATCAAGGTCAAGACCTACACGCTCCAGGAAGAACGGCTTAGATACATCTGTGTCTATTGGCTGCGACAGTGATCCTTTTTCAATCAAGTCGATACCGTAGACCTTGCTGTTAGCTATACCACCCCCAGCTTTTGCTAGAACAAGTGGATGCCTTTGATATGGGCTTTCTTGAGTGTGATATGAGCCACCTATGTTGTCGTAAGTAGTCGTAGCGTCTGCGTATGTAGACACAGAGTTTACGTTGGCTTCAGCACCAGCGACTACATTAGGTAAATCATAGAATGACCAGATGTCTTCTTTGTAGTTGTAGACAGCTGCTCGGTTACATGCGTCACCTTCTGGGTATTCAGCCATATCGTCACCCGTGTGGTAACAAAAGTATAACTCTTCGAGCAGTGAGTTGTGTAAGACAAAGCATTGTTCAGACTTTGAGTTGTCTAGGCCGTTGAAGATGTAGTCACGGATTCTTCCGTCACATATAGATTGTCTGGTGTTGCCGTCAGTTACATAGATGTCATCTCTATCGAAAACATAGTGTTTACCTTCGACTTCTTGGATGCAGTTCTGATTGATTACTCCAGCGTCATCAAAGAGTTTTCTAAAGTTAAAGATAAACGCCCCACCTACGAACTCCATCATCCACACTTGGTCTTGTGAATACACCAGGAAGTTAGATCCAAGGGTAGCACCATCGACTATAGGGGTCTTCATTTGTACTAGGTCATTAAAACCAGCGCTGTTAGTCAAGTCTGCGGCATCCCATGTACTAGGGACTTGGTTAGCTAACACTGGGTCACTAAAGCGAACCCTGTTAGGGAAGTCTGTGCCACTCTCTACTGTGCCTAGTGCAAGCAAGAAGTCACCGTATGATCTCATGGCTGTCGTGGTTACGCCACTAGGCCAGTTGGTCAATGCAGTAAAATTAGTTGCGCTGGGTACTCTATGTACTGGCGTAGTGTTGGCTCTATTGATGTACTGCACGTCTGCAAGGATCGTAGCTGTCACAGGTGTGATAGACGATGCAGACAAAGAACTGTTGAACTTCTGGGATAGGACGCCATTAGACATCTCATAGATGTCAAAAGTATCATCCACCACTATAACTGTATCAAACCCAGTGAGGGCATCGATGCCGTATATGAACTTAGGGTTGATACTAAGGTTACCTGAGATGCTCCTGTACACTGGTGCTCTTGTTACCTTGGCTTCATTGAACCTTACGTTCTTGGCGCGTGTATAGGCATTGATGGGTAGGCTGTATGGGTCGATGTCTGTAATGACACCAACAGACCCAAGCCCACGGATAGGGAGGTTAGTCATGGGCTACTACTCCATTAAGTTTTCATTATGTATGCTAAAGCATAGTATGGCGGTCTGTTTTCGTGTGAACTTCCGCTACCAGTGTTGCCTGTAGTACCACTGATTGACACTGTGTGGTTGTGGCTACCAGCGGCTCCTGTGGAGTTCCCTAGTAGGTTAGCACCATGAAGACCAGGAGCACCCGATGAGGCATTCCCAGCACGTCCAGAGTCTCCAGGATATGGTCTAGCTACAGACCCGTGTATGTGGTCGCCTATAGTGCTGGTAGTACCAGAGCCACTAAAGCTGTGACTGTGTGCTGGTATGTTGGCTGTAGACAAGCTGACACTATCAGTACCACCTGTGGCGTTGACTGCATAGGATGAACCAGCACCCACCACAAACCGATTACGAAGGTCAGGGCTGCTGTTGGAACCATTACATAAGACCCAACCAGCAGGGATCGCTGAGACTGCCCCAGACCACATAATGATACCGCCAGAAGGTATGCCACCAGTGGCGGCTATAGCATTCAATTGTGCTGTCGTAGCAGTCAATCCGTCTAGCTTATTGATCTCCGCTGGGGACGCTGTAACGCCTGTGAGAGCATTGAGTTCTGTGTGTGTCGATGTGATTGCACCAGTGACGTTTGGTAACGTAGCTTTGATGGTAGACTTTAGAAGTCGTAAGTGGTCGTCAGCTTGTGCCAGGCCATCTGTTGAGGCTGGGTTCGAGGAGACTAGGGAGTTGATGTATGTGCCTGTTTCAAGTGCCATAGTTCGGGGTTCCTGATTGCTATTGTGTTACTGTGGACGACTGCTCTTCAAGAAGCCGGACAACAACAACAACAAGCCAAGGGTTTAGCTGCGTTTTTGAAATTGGATTCTAAAGTTAGGTACGGGGGGTCATTTTCTGCCTAGGGTACCTAAATCGACATTCATTTCTATTGATATTATTATGGGCATCTGTAACCCACTGATATCATTGCATTTCTATGTAAACGGACTTGTAATCCGTTGACGACAAGGGTGGCTTATCAGACATTAGAGAAATTTATCTGGATTCATGCCCATTTCGTTGAATACAAAATACAGACACAGACCTATGTCACACCAGCGTCACTCAAGTCTACCAACGTTTACTCTTATGACACCAAGGGCATTCACTATGTGCTTCGACAGCAATGCTGCTCCTGTTAATACCAAAGTCTTTCAGCTCTGGATCAGACGCCATTCTAAGACGATCAGCAGATCTGTTAGCCATCACGTGGTACTCGTATGCTCCAAGCCATAAGACGATAGTCTTTAGTGTTCTCACTGTTACTCTTAGTAATATGGTCATGGTCGTTAGTTACCTAGTTGTATGTGCTGTTGTTGCTGTTGTTGTCATGATGGTGGTAGTAGTCGTCGTTATGTGACTATTAACTCGTCTGTAAACTCATACGTCTCAACAAACGGATCTCAACTCTCGGGAGTTCAACGTCTGTCTATTCGGGAGGAACGACATATGAGTTTACAGAGGAGCTAACAGGTGTGCTATGACACCAACGTTTCTCTATAAGGGTGGACACAAGGTCAGATGCTGTGTAATGTATTACTCGAACCTACTATTTGTGGTACATTCGCTACCCAAAAGTGTAGGAACACAACGCACTTTAATCGGTGCTAGAGGCCTGGAGAGTACCGCAACTATGTGGTTTCCCAGGCCTCGTCTTTATTAACTACTACCATTACTACTGACAGTCTGCATGCGGTACATACCGTTGACTGCATCAGCTTCCAATGACTTCGCCATATCAATGAACTGCTTGTAGCTGATGTGTATCACCTGGTACTCGTTCAGTGTCTCTGCATACTGGCGTATAAACACTGTGCCGTTGTCTTCCAGGTAGATCTCAAGATCCTCATGCTGTGACTTGTCGTCGAGTGTAACGACCTTCGTGTAGTCTTTCTCAATCTCTACTGTGAACGTCATTCTTACGTGTCTCCCCGTATCTTTCGATGCGTACTTCTGCACCTCTACGACCGCCAATCTTAGCATCTTCAAACTGCTGCCAGCCTGACATGTTGCCTCGTATTGCGTGGACTTTACGCATTGCTTTGTTTTCGTACTGTGAGAAATGTTCGTGGACTGCTAACAAGAACTCTTCTTTATCATACTTCTTTTTGGTTATGCTCATAACTATTGTTGCCCCTTATCATTATCAGTTTTGGCAGAGGTACTAGGAATTGAACCTAGTCTTTCGGAATTGGAAGCCGACGTGCTGCCGTAACACTTTACCTCTTTTTATTACTTACTTACTCACAGGTTCTTAGCCCTGTGTTTGGATCGTGGTAGCAAGCGCCACCCTCGTGCTCATCGACAAACGTTTCATCGACCACCTCGACAACTGGCGATGCGGCCACCTCTTCAGATGATGCAGCGTTCAATATGCCAAAGCGTTTACCTGATGCCCTAAAGGTCGTGCAGCCACTGGCACCACCGTCGTATGCTTGCATGTAGACGTCTTTGAACTGCTCCCAGGTAACTTCGCTACCCACGTTACAGGTCTTAGAACAAGCACTGTCCACGTACTTAGATGCCAAGTTCAACACCTTGACGTGGTCAAACACTGACAGCTCGTCTGCTGTCTTACCTTTGACGCCAAAGTCACGGAAGCCGTAGTCCTCGATGCGCTCTACTCTAGGGCCATCAAAGGTCTGGATAGTCCTGTCGTAATAGTGAGCAAACACCGGCTCTATGCCACTTGATACATTGTCTGCCGATAGACTGATTGTCCCTGTTGGTGCGACTGACAACAAGTGACTGTTGCGTATGCCGTGTTCACGTATGTCTGCACGGATATCATCTGGCAGCGTCTCACAGAACTCACTGTTTAACATTAGTTCATCGTACAACGGAAACGGGCCTTTCTCTTTGGCCAAAGCTATTGATGTACGATAGACCTCGTCACGGACAGTTCGCATGATACGCTCTAGTTCCATCATGAAGCCGTTAGACCCAAACGTGTAGCCCAGCGCCTCGATAGCGTTTGCAACACCCGTCACACCCAAGCCCATACGACGCTTTGATTTAGCTTCCTGTTCTTGTTGTGGTAGTGGGAAGATGGCACGATCGACTACGTTATCCATAGCTCTTACGACCTCTGGGATGTCTTTGATCAAAGAGCTGTAGAGAAACGCTCTGTCTCCCTGGGCATCTGTGTGCACGTACTTCACCAGGTTAAAAGACCCAAGCAAACAAGCACCGTTTGGCGGCAAAGGCTGTTCGGCACATGGGTTCGAACTGGCTATAGTTTCACAGTACCAAAGGTTGTTCTTTGCGTTGATGCGATCCATGAACAATATGCCAGGCTCTGCCCAATCCCAGGTGCTGCGTAAGATATCATCCCACAGTGCTCTAGCGTCTACAGTCTTGTGTACTTGGCCTTCGAACACCAGGTCAAAGTCTGTGCCGTCTTTTACTGCTTGCATGAATGCATCTGTAACACCAACAGACATATTGAACTGTGTTAGATCAGTGCTGTTGTTCTTTGCGTGTATGAACTCCTGGATGTCAGGGTGATCAACTCTTAAAACGGACATTTGAGCGCCGCGTCTGTGGCCGGCAGAGGCAATTGTTTTACATATAGAGTCAAAGATACCCATAAAAGACATCGGCCCACTGGACTTACTGTCCAGGCTTTTGATCAATGTACCTCTGGGTCTTAGCGTACTGAAGTCGTAACCAATACCACCACCCATCTGCATTGTCTTTGCAGCGTTCTTTGCAGCATCCATAATGCCGTTCATGCTGTCGTCTATTGTTGCAGACACAAAGCAGTTGTACGGTGTTACTTTACGTGGTGCTCCCATTGCAGACTGAACACGGCCAGCCGGTAGAAACCTTTGATTGTACAGTATGTCACGAAACTTATCGAAATGCCCTTCGTCGTCTTTGAGGGCTTCTGCTACCCTGGTCATTGCCTCTTTGAATGACTCACCAACTGACCTGTATTTCATTGCGTGGATCTCCTCAGAGATAGCAATGGTTGGGCCGTATGGTGCATTGTTAGTTATGTTCTTTAGCATGTTATATGTCTTCTTCTTTTTCAATTGTTTCGATTAATCGTTGTAGGTACCAGGAGCACTTGCGTAGATCCTCCAGGCGTTTTGCTTTGTACGGCCAGCGCCACATGTACTTGAATGCGTTCTGCCAAAGGTAGGCAGCGTGTCCTTCGACGCCACTTCCGTCAGCCATTGCTTTCATTGCATCAATGCATTCCACGCTCCCATTATTGTAATGTCGTGGACGTTCTACTGGGTCATGCTGTGGGTCGTGGTGCATTGCTTGGCTCCCATAGTTTGATGCTTTCGGTCTTTGTGCACCAATCAGTGTGGCGTAAGATCCTGGCAAGCTGTGCTTGTATGACGGCATCCGCTACTGGGATGTCCTTCTTGGCGTATGCTTGTGCGACTAGATCCCATGACGGCCTACTGCCCAGGATCTTTGCTGCTGTAACTTTGCCGACACCCTTTAGTCCGGCGTACCCATCCGTAGGGTCACCTGTAAGTGCTTGCATCAACCAGTTCTTGTCAGCTTCGTCCTGGTCAATTGTCATGCGTTCTTCAGACTGAGGCCTGTAAAGACGGCACGGTATAGACATCATATCTTTGTCGTCGCTGATAATGATGGTGTTACTGCCTGGTGTGCTGCCTAGGATACCCAAGACATCATCTGCTTCCATCTTAGGGACAGTGATGTCGTCGTAGTTATCTCTAGCCCACTGCACCAGGGCTTTGTAGCCAACAGGCTTACGTGTTTTCTTCCTGTTTGATTTGTACTCAGGGTAGATGTCTTTCCTAAAGTTCTCTTTGTCTGAGATCGTTAGTAGTACCTGGTCAGTCTCAAACTTAGCGCAGAAGTCTAAGATGTTGTTGCGAAAGATATCCTTTGCAATCTTTAGATCTGCCCATAGGCTCCAGACGTCATCGCCCCAATCAGTTTCTTGTTCTGCTGCTGCACATGCCCTGTATAAGTACAGGTCAGCATCAATTAATAGTGTGGTTGCCGCTGTCTTCAAAGACGTTCCGTAGAATTTCATTTAGCTCTTCCTTAAATTCCATACCGATTTCTGTTATTCGCCATTTGTCATCCCATTGGTCATCACCGATGTTGTTTGTGATGAACCCTTCAGATGCTGCTATAGCGATGACCATTGCACCTTCCCTTGAGAAGCGAGAGCCAACTTTAAATGGATCTCTCCAGGCACGATCGATTACGATGTACATGCCAAGTGCGAGGATGATTGATGAATCAAGATTAGTGGGTATCAGCCCAAGTTCTGCTAGGCGCTGAATACTCTGAGTCGATGGGGATTTTTGTTTTGAAAGCAACTCCTGACTCTGTTGCCAGTCGTTTAGTGATAGTTTGGACGCCATGTGATATCTCCAATGTTTTACATGCTATTTGTACTTCGTCGTGTACCCACGCTACTATCTGTGCGTCACGGCCGTACTTTTGTTTCAGTTCTTTGTGGACGAGCTGCACCCATTTCTTACAGATGATTGCACCGCTACCTTGGAGCAATTGCGATAATGCATTCCTCTCGCTGCGTAAGTATAAGTGTCTGCCATCGATACCTTTGAGGTACCCACGCTTCGCAGCTCTAGCTAAGTTACGCTTTAGTTCAGCAAACGCTGGCACAGCTTTATCGTATGCATCTTTCAGCTTGGCGCCTTCCTTTGCACCGCCGCCAACAACAGCTCCTAACCTTGGATTACCAGCTCCAAATATCATAGAATATATGGCGGTCTTGGCTGTCGGGCGGTCAACACCAAATGCTTTTGCGTTGTAGCTGTGAATGTCGCCTTCCAAGATCTGCTTAGCATATTCACCGTTGTCGTTGAGGTTGTTAGCTAGGCACCTCAGTTCCAGCCCAGACAAATCAGATCCGACCAGGTACCAATCTTTAGGCACTGTAAACAAGCTGCGGCACTCTTTGCCGTATGGGCTGTAGGTGCCAGGTACTTGACCAAGGTTTGGCCCACGGTGTGCTGCTCGGCCCGATATTGTAGCCCCAGACACAATTGTATGTCTGATCTTACCGTCGTCATCGACCATCTTTAACCAGGCACCAGCGCCTTCAGCTAACATCCCTATACGCTTTTGTATCAAGAAGTATTCCGCTAGGCGCTTTGCTTCTGGAAAAGGAAGTTCAGACAGTACAACATCGTCTATCTTGGCTTGGCCAGATGCAGAGAACTCTTTAGGTTTCCATTTGTACTTATCGACCAGGCACTTGTGTATGTGCTGCCTCGATGCAGGGTTGAACGACACGACCTTCTTTTTGATGAAGATCTCACATTTGACGTACCCTAGTTTAGCGTTGTTAACTTTGGGCAAGAACTCAGTCTCAATTGTCCACGGTGGAAACAAGTCGTCCAGCTCTGTACCTAGCTCATCGCGGCGCTGGGCTAACTTAGCGTATAGCTCTGACGCTGCTTTGATATCAAACGTCCAACCGTTGTTGCCAATCTCCAGGCAAATCTCAGCCAAGTCATGTTCCAGGTCAATGCTCTCCTGGGAGAACCCTGCATTCATAAATTGGTTGTAGATGGTCAACGTTACTGATGTATCTTGCAGACAGTAGTTGCCCATCTCTTCACTGTAAGTTTCCCAGCCGTCTTGGTAATCTCCTTTATGGTTACCAGTACGATATCCCCATGCAGCCAACGAGTGGCTACCCATGTATTTCTTTGGTAGCTCCTTGAGCAAGAACACACTACTGGCGTCCTCTTGCATGAGGTTAGCTCTGATCAACCGTGACAGCACTAATGTGTCAGTGACTTTGACATTATCCAGGTTAATCTCAGGATGCAGCATTCGGATCACTTCGTTGTCATAAGCTATGACGTTGTGTCCTATAATCTCGTCAGCATTCTGAAGTATATTGAGTGCCATTTGGATTTCACCTGGGCCGTACAACATGCCTTCGCCAGTATCGACGTTACGCAGAGCTATACAATGGATGACAGAGACTACATTTAATAGACCATCTGTCTC